CGCAAGCGATGCGACGCTGCGGATGCCAACGATGATGTTGGTGACATACATCTTCGCCCGCGCGTGAAATTGCGCGAAATACAGCGCCGACGAAGTGATGCCCACACGATCATATTGACAATCCCGAGTAACGGTAAACTCGGGATGGTCATACCCACCTGCAGTGTTAGCGTTCGATGCCATTCTTTATCTCCTTTATGGCTATTATGCGCCGCCCTGGGTATCCCACTTCACGATGCGGGATTGAGCCGCAGCCGTGTGCACGATACCAAAGCCGAGCAGTGCATACCACGCGACACCCTTACTCCGGCCATAATCGGTCGGAATCTTGGCTCGCATTTCTTCCGGAACGACGACACCTTCACCAACAGTATCTTCACCCATGAAGAAGATCCAGCCACTAACAGGAGTGGCACCCCACGCCGAACCACCAGATTCCAGCGGTTGATTGGTCTGCTGCACGAAGCGGCAGTTTTCATAACGACCAATTTCACCATTGAAGATCATGGCAAGGCCACGCTCCGTGTACTGCTCGAGCGATTCCATGTGATTCTTGACCGACCGCAGAGCAGCGGGGCGGGCAATGGCCACATAATCATCGCCTTGATACGACGGAATGTTGCGCTCACGCATGGTGTCCATGAGGGCGCGATGATGCAGCGAGCTATACGCGATGGTATTGGAACCGGTCGCCGTGCCGTTCGTGAAGAGAACGAACGTCGCGGTTTCGGTCGTCGCCACTACGCGAAGCGCGGCAGAATTGAACTGCGTGTACGCAGCCGAGTCCAACACTTTGGTCGCATCGTTCTTGAGAGCCGACATGACCGGGCGCTTGACTTCGAACTGCGACAAATCTTCCAATTTCCCCGAATAGGGAACGGAATTACCATATTCCGTCACGGTCAGCGTAGCTTGCGTGATCGTGAAATTGGTTTCCGGCATGGTGTTGGTTTCCACCAGAGTTCCACCGGCAGTGACGACATCCGACACCACATCCCAGGTGAAAGTCTGACCCTTGCCCTTGGCCATCGTGCTGGCATCCCGCATATCGCAGAACTGCCGGAACTTCACGGACGGCTGGAGGGCTTCTCGAAGTTCTTTCGAGAGGTTCAGCGAGTAGAAAAACCCGCCGAGACTATTAACTGCCCAGAGTTGCATGATTTGTCCTTGTTACATCCCTCGGGCGCGTCTTTGTTGTTCCACGTATTCCCTAGTAGTCATGGGTTTAGGAGTTTCGGACTTCGGGGCAGCGCCACCGGAGCCGGACACCACCGCGCTAGCGGCTTTGGCCTTACGAATCACCCTATCAGTCGATGTCGGAGTGGCAACCGAATTATCGGTCTTCTTCTGACGAGGAATATTCAACGCTTTGATGATCCCTTCCGCGATTGCGGGATAGAGTTCATGATAGGGACGAACATCCTTCTCTACGTCCCTCATGCGTGCTTCCTCGTTAATGAAGAGGTTCTTCAACATCGGATTCCCAAAAACTTCCGGGTATTCCGAGACAACGAAATCTCGCGCCTTCGTGTATGCTAAATGGTCGCTGACCATTGGACCAATCTTATTGGTCACAAATCCAACGACCTCCTCAGGAGATTGACCACGGCCAGTTGTGCGAAGCTTCGCGATGGCCTTGACCGCATCTTCCTCACTCCCGAACTGGATGGCTCTTGCCAGGGCAACGTCCTCGTCGGATGGTTGCGAGTCTCCGGAAGCTTCCTTCTCAACGCCCTTTGTGGGGGGTGGCTGGACGGACTTGAGCTTTTCGCTCGCTTCCTGCAGCATTCGGGTAGCTGCTTCTAACCGCATGTCGGCGGCGCTGTTCTTTTGCAGGTTGGCTACCCCTGCGGCAAGAATCTGCGCCCCCTTCACTTTAACTTTTACTCCGTCAACGGTGATCTCATAATCCCCGTCCGGATCAAATGCTTCACTCTTATCAGCGGATTTTTGCTCTTGTTCTTGCTGATCTTCCCCAGCCTCAGCAGTTACTTCTTCCTGCTCAAGTTCTTTATCTTGTTCAGAATCGGCCTTATCATCCTGAGTGCCAGTCGGAATCTGCTCGTCAGGTTTCTGTGTCTTGCCCTCGACGTAATTACCGTCGTCATCGATGCTGTCAACGATGACTTCAGCGGCCTCCGCCTTGACCTTTTCCTCATACCGGGCGGCAATTTCCGCCATGGCAATATTGCGGGGATTGAGTTCCGGAGTGGGCGCGGTATGCTCGCCCCGCGATACGTCGTTGCCCTCGGGCGCAGCCTGGGCGGGTTTGTTTTCAACTACGCCTTTTTTGGTGAGAATGGGTCGATTACTCATGGGTTCCCTCTGAACGTTTACGATCTAGTTCTTGAAATGCCACATCCGCAGAATTGATGCATTCGACCAGCCATTGCTTGATGGATTTGGCTCGATAGATCTGATTCTGAAGCTGATTGATCCTTTTTCTCCTCCACGGCAATACCTTTGTCAAGGTTTCCGTGGCCATGGCAATTTCTTCGTTGGCTCTTCCGATAAGATATCGGCCTATTTCGCTTTCTATGAAAGCCTTGGCGGATTCCCCAATATAGATCTCCGCCAAAAGTAGTTTATCACTCGTTTCGTCTTCTGTCAATCCATTATTTTGTGCATAATCGGGGTCGAGGATCATTTACTCCATCCTTTTCTGTGGTTGATTTCTATTCTTCTCCCTGGTTACTTCGGCGTTAATGGCAATCTTATGACGTTCGCGATTATCCTTCCATCTGGCTTCTTTCTCTTGGATATCCGCTTCCTTGGCCTTTTTGGCGACGTCCGCGTGAGCCTTCAGATAAGTGGCGTTTATATCAGCTTCCGCCTTGAGATCGGTGGCTCGAGCCTTGGCGGTGGCCTCGACCATCTTGGCCTGCCCTTCGATCTCGCTTCCGCCCTCCAATTGCTGCTCTCGGACGTCCAATTTAAGATCTTCGACATCTTGCTGCATGCCACGTTTATCGAGAGCGCGAGACTTGGCATCGAATGTCTTCGAAAGTTCAAGTTGTTGGGTAACCTGCTGCAATTGCGCCTGCATTTGCTGCATTTGTTGGGTCATCTGGACAATTCTCGGGTCCACTTGACCGGTGAAGAACCGCATCGAATCCTTATAACCAGCCAATCCGAATAGTTCATTGCGCACTTCGTTAATGTTGGTGTCCGGAGGAAGTTGCTGGGCCAATGCAAGATATGTTTGAATGGCTCCGACGAACTTTTGCATACGCGTCTGGGGATCGGTAGCACCCATTCCGACATTGATCGTTAGATGAAGCTCTTGTCGAAGGATGTCATCGGTTACTTCTGATATTCCGAAACGCTCCATGAGTTTTGCTTTGCCGCTCGCAATCTGCATGATGCGCTCGTCAGTCTCATATTCTTGCTCCAAAAGGATCAATTGACGCAAAACCGGCTCAACCCAGGTTTCTACGAATGTCCTGATGGTATATTCAGTGAGCGCGTTGGCTCCCTGAGCCATGATCTGCATGCCGCCGACCGTTTCGTTAAGCTTCCGATTGGTCATGACGGACGACGAAGCGAAGTTCCCGAGTAGCTCGTCGATATCGACGTTCAGCCGGTCCTGCTCCTGATAGCTGGAATTGGTTACGTCATTCCACGTGACTTCTTTAATGTCGCTATCGACGTTTGAAACCATAGTCACTCCGCCCGGAACGTTCTTCATCAAACTATCGGTGTCGATGGAAGCATTCCTGCGGACGAACCAACGCTTATTGAGAACCAATCTTACATTATCCGCGCGGCTATTTGCGATTTCGTTGACTTCCCTTTGTAGGGGTTCGCCCAGGGAAGCAAGACCAGATGGCATCGGGTTGTGAGTTTCGATAATGCTGAATCCCACACAAACCGGAATCTTGCCGTGCAGGAACACTTCTTGTAGGGGTTCCGGCTCCGAGAGCAGCCTATCTGGCCCAAGGGTGTAGTAGACATACTTTCCATCGAGTTTCTCAACGATGTTAAGATGTACGAAAGCGGTTTCGTAATCCTTCAGAGGACCTTCTAGCTTATCTCTTCCACTTTGCCGATTCTGGATGCGCTCACTTTCGGTGCTGTCGTAATAGTTCTGGATGCTATTCCTGATGTCCTGATCGTTATATTTTTTCCATTTACGACCGGCAGAATCCTCAGATTCCATCCTTTGTTTAATCTTGATAATCTCCATAGGAAATATGATGATGTTATATGGAGATGTATTAGCTGCATCATACCATTTAGCGGAAGGGGAAAAGCGGTAATTCTCCACCGGAATGAGTTCGATGCATGGCTCGTCTTCAATGATCTCTTCCACCGGAACATTTACGGTGATCGGGATGCCGTTATAATCGGCTTGCCTTTCTTCCATGGTCTTGCGCGATTTGTATTTCCAATATTGAAACGACACGCAGACGCCGGTTTTTATGGTATCTTGGAACGCCCCGATAAGCGTGACAAACCACGGGATCGTTTTCGTGAGCCGATATTGAATGAGTTCTTTGTGCAGGAACGACGATGCGGCCTGCTGAGGACTGTCCATATCAGTCGGAGAAACAGATACGACGTCGAGATTACTGAAAAAAGCGCTAGCAGCAGTAGCCTCATGCTTTCTCGCTACGCTCCTGGTCTTGGGGCGAAAGATCTTGGAGCGATATCTATATGATTCGGAATTATACTTAGAATCTTTGGGATGCATGTTATTGAACATGCGAATGCCGTTATCCCACTTCTTCCTATAATTATTATCGATGTAGCTTGTGGAAGACCGGTACGCGTCGCGCGCCAGCTTTTCCCAATCGTTAACGATGCGTCCTTCGGTGGCCATTTAGAACCCTTCAGGCAGGATGATACCTGCGTCGGATAGCGAATCACGAATCGGACGGAATTTCAATCCCTTGCTATCCGCCCCCTCAAGTACTTTTGCAAATTCCAATTCCCTGCTCTTGCGCTTCAGGTGCGCCCTCTCGAGCAATTCACCGGCAGCCATGATGATGTCATGCTTGCGCCGTTGCGCATCATGCGCAAAATCTTTTGTGTGGCGAGCCATGCCAACAGTACCGGACACGCTCATGCAACGAATGAACATCACCCCGCCATCGCAGCGCACATGCCACGAATGCTGCGGGTATTCCTGGCCGAGAATGCTGGAAGCTTCCACGGCATGACGAAGATCGATGTTGTTTTCAGATTCGGCAAACAGATTGTTATGGCCGCTCATTTTTTGACCTCAAGTTCGAATACGAGTTCCTGGACCACGTTGCACAATTGTGCGGCTGCGGTTTCAGCTTCTTCCTTATTCTTTAGCAGATGCCGCACACGATTGTCAAATTTCATCTCATACTTCACGATTTCGAAGTCGACTTTGTGATACAAGGCCAGCAGAGAGTTTGAATCTCCTTGCTTGTCCCACATTTCGTTGTATCTTTTGCAGAACAGAGACAGGACGCCGAGATTGATGGGTCTGACGTGAGTTGGGTCGCCCAGGAAGTCGTCATGCCGTGGGTGAGGGACCGTGATCTCGATTTTCGCCCCCGTCTTGCATACACGATAAAGCTCCTTCATCACACCGATGAACACATTAGGATCTTGCCCGAGATGCTCCAATACGTGGCGCATAATGATATGGTGCACCGAATCGTCTTTCCACGGCCAAGGGAATTCTTCCAAGTCCCAATTGATGTCGGCTTGCGGGTGATACTTATCCACGTTCACGAAGTCCGAACGGATGTCGCGCCCGCAGCCGAGGTTGAGGTTCATTCGTCCGCGCTTTGGTAAGGATCTTTGGGCGTCTGAAACTTGCGCCCGTTGGAGAATTCGTACGCAGGATCCGGCTTGTGCCATTCATCGCGCCAGGATTTGCGCACTTCCGCCCCGTGATTCACTTCCTTGGTGGTGACGTTCTTCGTCAGGTTGTTTTCGGTAGCCATTACATCCTCGTTCCGCGAACGGTTGCAGAATAGCGGTTGACTTCATCCGCTGTCGGCACCCTGAACACATCTAGCGGTGCTTCCCCAAGGGTTGCATCGTCCCACACCACGGCAATTCCTACCACGGGGCCATCCATATTTTCCATGCGCAAAAATCGAAAACATCCAATAGACACGCTATCGTTCTCGGTATAAGTGGCCGCATGAAAATCTTTGGGATCTTGCCCGATGCTTATCAGAAAAGAGACGAGTGTCTTATTCGTGCATGCAGCGTCGGCCAGCAGCACGGTCACCGCTTTATCGTTGGCGATCAACGGCAACTTCGGGTCCGGACTGGCCGCTTTCACCGGAGTGGCGAAAAATGCGAAAATCAGCGCTGCGGACACCATGACCACTGCCGCCGTCAATGCCTTCATTAGATCGCTCATGTCAGATTCCATCCTCAAATACTTCTGGTTCAACGGAGCCTTTGCCGCCCTTCTCGGGCAGAAGGCAGAAGGTAAGGCAAAATGCGTCCGCGACGTCGGGAGACTGCGGATAAATCTTCTTCATTTCATCCTTGCTCTGCACTTGAAGCTTGCCCTGGGACGTATACTTGTATTTGGGCAGCGTAAGTTCTGCGGTAAGAACATCATCGCGCTCCAGCCTGCAATCCTTCTTCTGCAGCCATTCGCGAGCCTTGAACCACAATTCATCCCTGAGCCTCAAGTATCTGTTGTCGTCTACACTCGGCTCCTCGGACACATTCACAGGGAATACCGGTAGGCCAAGTTCCGTCAAGCGATCGGCCACACCGGCTCCGACCCCAATCACATCGACCGCGATCATCACGGGGCGATGCTCGGGCGGAGTGTCCAGCCATTCCACGTAGATCTTTCCCGCCGTTTGCATCGTGTCCTTGCCTTGCCATGAGATGTGGACTCCTAGCGTGGCGTTCGTGCAGCGTTTGATCAGTACGGTGCGATCATCACCAAAGCGAGCAACGTCAACGCCCCAAATGCGAGGGCCAAAAGGCTCGACGTCGCGATTGACCGCAGCTTCGACAAGCTCGAGAGGAATAACCGCGTCATCTTCAGCACGGGGGAAATCACCATCAACGCGCACACGTACAACGTTAGAATCCTTCCCATACTTGAATTCCATGTCCTCCACATATTGCTTCGACACCAGCGGAGAATCTCGCCCGCTTACGTGCATGTTTCCCCAGCGCGAGCGCATCTTATGATGCGAGTCGTAAAAATACCCCGACGTTCGCGTTGGGTTAGAAGTCATTATAATGAAGGCGGATTCCTCTGTCAATGTGCCCTCGCCCACTTCAAAAATCTTGTCAGGGACGCCGGAAGCTTCATCGACGATAACCAGAAGATGCTCGCTATGGAACCCCTGGAGCGCTTCAGGCTTTTCCGGGCGGGCGGTACGAGCTGCTGCAAAGCTTTCCTTTGGCGCATCGATAACACAGATGGTGTCCTTCTTAACCTCGATCTGCTTCGCCAGTGCGGGGCACGTGACATCCATCTCCCGCAGCCACTTGGTCACTTCCGCCCACAGAACATCCGAAAGCTGGTGTCCAGTCGGAGCCGTGCATGGGATACGGGTGGGAAAGTAGCATGTCAGAAACCACAGCACCGTCCAGGCAAGGAAGGCGGATTTGCCAACCCCGTGCCCGCTTCGTACGCTCAATCGCCGTTTCTTTACGAGGAGTTCGCTCGCTTCCCATTGCCAGTCTTGAATCCCTCTCTTGAGCTTCGGGTCCCAATGCTCCGGGAGTCCGAATACTTCCATGGCAAATTGCGCTGGCCCGCCATTCCTCCAGCGCTCTATCATCGAAAAAAGCTCTATGGCTTGAGCGTCAATTTGCATTATTGATGTTTTTTCTCGATATTGGCCGCTCTGATCGTAATATCTAAATGCTCTCCGGGATTCGTTCCGCCAAATACCCGCATTCTGGCATTACCTTGATATTCCCATTCTTCGAATTCCCATTTAGAATTCGGATTCGAGATCCAGGCATTATTGCAATGCAACAATGCTTTTTGTACTGCGTCTTCCCGGTATTCAAAGTGCTCATGAATGGTTTGATCTGGAGTAATGATTTCCCAAATTGGTAATATTGCGTGTGGCATGTCCCACTCCTCATAATAGTGGGGTCTATAGTGAAAAGTCGATTGGTCCTATTCCATGCGCCTCTTCCACGGTCCATCCGTATTCTGAGATTTTGCTAAGGCACCACTCCCAATTCTTGTACTTCCATTGGCCGAGCGTGTCCCCGATGTCGATTACCTTTCCTTCGTCCACGGAAGCGACGATCATGCAGCCCTTGGCTTCGATGCAGAAGGTTCTCATTTCTTCTTGGTGAACACGGGGATCTTTACTTCTTGGCCTTCTTTGCCACCGCTTTTGCTACGGCTGCGTTTGCCGACATTATCGCCACCCGAGGGCTTGTCCCCCGAGCTTTCTGGGCTTTGTAGACGTGCTCCCACTGGCGTTTCGACTTCGCTGACTTGGCTTTCTTGGTGAATCGTTCTGCTGGCATCTTGGTTATGCCTCTTCATGGTTGTCAAGACGTCCACTATCGAGAACATCTTGATGTTGGCGTTGATTTCGCGACGGTCGCCGTAGACTTCCGGCTTCATACCCTTCAACAACGACAGCAGAACCGAGTCCGAATAGTTGACTTTGGTTCCGACCACATCGCCCTGATAATAGACTTCTTCCTCCACTCCCTTGACCGCCCGCCTGATGGCTTCTTTTTCCAGCTTGTCGGCCATGTCGGCATGGGCAATCTTGAGCCGAGTTAGAAACTTGGGATCCTGCTTCCACTGCTCCAGGACCACCCG